ATCGAAGCTTGCTGCAGCTTTCCTACGCTCTACCTCTTTGGAGATGGCGTACCACTCAACCACATGGTTAGGTAGCTTGCCAAGGTCCCCAGCCTTGTAGCCTTCAGGACATTCCTCTTGAGTGAAGAGGTAGTCCCACAGGGCTTTAGGGGCCTTGAGGTATCCAACCTTACTGCGGTTAGGGTCAAGCTGGTCCATGATGTTAACATCAACCTTCTTGGCCTTTACATCCGCATCGGTAGCTACACGATACAACACTCGCATAGAGTGTTGAGTAGTACCGTCATCGAAGGTCTGCTCATCAAGCAGTTCTTCAGATGGGTTAGCAGATATGCCTTCTCTGTTTGAGTTAGCACACCAGCCTAGGATTACAACATCTCGCAGTTGCTCACGGAACGCATTAAACTCCATAGCGTTCATTTCGGAAAGATTACCAGTTTTCATATCTTAATGAATTTACCAGTTAAACATCGTTGCAATACCCAGCACCCCCCACGGGGTACTTTCGTTGCAAAAATTAGCGGGGGACTTTTGATTTTGGTAGCTCACACTCTCGACTACTCACACAATTTTTTAGATTCCGCTATGGGCAAAAATTTTTTTTAGAATTTTTTTTGCAAAAATCTACTTACTATATATACCTTTGTATAACTCAGTAAGAGGATACCCCACCAAGAAAAGCAATGATATGAAGTGGGGCTACTACGTCCAAGGTTCGTAAAACAGCGAACAAAACTGCAGATGACTGCAGAAAAAAGCCTAGGTGCTTCTTGCAAAAGCAAGTTTCGGGAAATCAAAAACTCTTGGGAGGGTATAGGAGTAATATAGTATAAAGAAAGATTACTATATTTGTCGTATGAATAATACGATACAAAACCTACTTAAAACAGTACTGCCTTATCTAGTATGTTTCCTTATGGGAGTACTACTTGCTTGGAAAGGATGTGGGGATACAAGCGGTAAGACTATTACTCAAACTGTTGAGGTAGAAAAACCTGTATATATTACGGAATACGTAGACAGGTACAAGACTGATACTGTTAGATTCGTAGATACACGTATAGTTAATGTGTATGATACTATTACTAAAGAGATAGTATATAGAGATACAGTATTTGATATAGATACTGTTTCAATTGTAGAGTCCTGGCTTACAGAAATAAATAAATATGATACTCTTGTAGTATTTGATAATGCATCTGTTTCTCTTAAGTGGCAGAATTACCAAAATAGATCTGAAAACCTTTTTGTGTCTTATAATTTTAAGGAAGCTTCTCCTACTACCTGGAGTTTAGGGCTTCACGTAAATGCAGGTCTTATAACTGACTTTGATAGATCATATACTCCTTTATTTGGTATTGGATTACAAGGTACTGTAAGGAAGACTTATATAGGACTAGATTACGGTTATAACTCTGATCACTATATAGGGCTAAGAGTAGGTAGATTACTTATATCAAAATAATGTATATATTTGTCTGCGATGAAAAGAGTTAAAAAAGAAGTTCTACTAAAGAAGAACTTTTATCCTAAGTACCTTAAACTGGTAAATGTTATTTTACCAGAGCCTTTAACCCCTAAAGAGATAGAGGTTCTATCTAGCTTTATGGAACTAGAAGGAGATTTAGTAGAGTACGATCGTTTTGGAACTCAAGCAAGAAGTTTAGTTCGAAGTAAGTTAGGATTTAAAAGCAATTCTAATTTAGATAACTATATTAAGTACTTCAAGAAAAAGAATATCATATATTTGTCAGAGAAGACTGGTAAATTAGAAATAAACCCAAAGATAGCAATACCAAAGAATGAAAAAGAAGTAATGCTTACATTTGCTTTTAGAATTAAATAAAATGATTGATGTATCTAATGAAATAGTAGCACAGATAAAAGAAGCTAAAGCCGATTATATAAGAAAACATTATCACGCTCCAGATGTCCTTATTGTAAATCCTTACGTAGCCGCAGCTATAAAGGAGTACGAAGGTATGAATGAACTCGAAGAGATTAAAACCTTTGAAGGTATGGACATAGCGTACACAATGGATACTAATGGCGAAGAATTCAGACTTGTATGAGAAGATCGCTAAAGAACTTGGGGTATCTAAAGTTCTTGTAGAGATTGTAGTACGACACCAATTCAGATTTCTTAAGAAAGAGATGCAGAGTGCTGACCTACCCAGTATATTACTACATGGGCTAGGCACCTTTCGCCCAAGGAAGGGGAGGGTGGAGTTCTTAATAAAGAAACTCATAGCTAAATACAGGAAAGAAACTGATGCTACTAAGCAATTAGAGATAAAAGAAAAAATTAGTTACCTTTGGGAAGTAAGAAAAACAACTTATAAATGAGTAATAAGATAACCAAAGAAGCTCTAGAACTATCTAAACAGTATTGGGCAGCAAGATTAGCTGAAGAACAAAGTACATTAGAAGGTCTTATAGTAGACCAGGCAGAGATACTATCTGGAGATATAGGGGTAGATATATCTAAAAGAATAATCAATACAAGCGACAATATAGATGTTGCTGAATCAATTTTAACTAAACTAAATAAATTACAATGAGTGAAGTAAAAGAAATGCCAAGCGCAACTAACCATGCTATAAGTGCAGAAGAGTTCGCAGCTCAACAAGAAGCTATGGAGTTTAACAAGATGGCAGCTATGTGTCAATACAATATTCAGAGGGCTTCCGCTATTATGAATGCTCTTGCAGTAGGAGGAGACGTAATTAAGCCGCTATTTAACGAAAAAGATCGGGAAGATCTGGAAGGAAAATTAGCTGTAATTCTTAAAAAACTGTAATTATGGACCCTAACGAATTTGATAACCACTTTGAAGGAAAGTCTGAAAAAAGAGGAATGCAAAGAACTTTTTGCAAAACCTGCAAAACATGCCCTTCTATTTCTATTCATGAAGAACTAGATAAAGTTATTTTAGGAGGAAAAGAAGAAGGCTTTACTGTATGGGAAAAAGGACATTTTAAAGATATGGTTGAAGATATCAAAGCTGGTATGTTTGACAAATATATTGAAGATGGGAACTATTAAAGATATTAAAGACGGCTGGGGTAATTACCTTAAAGCTAACGTAGATTACGATAGTCTTGACGAAGATGTAAAGAAATTGGCTGAAGAACGAGCTGCTGTGTGCAGAGAATGTCCTTTGCTTACTAAATCTTCACTACTTACTGTAATTGAGAGATTCTTACCTGGTACAAACCAAAAAGGTAAGATAATGGAAACATTTAATCCAGAAAATCCTGATAAAGGAGAAGTTGTACAAGGATATAAGTGTGGAAGCTGTGGATGTGGCTTTCCTGCTCTTGTATTTGCACCTGGTAAAAACTGCCCAGAAAATAAATGGGAAAAATAATATATAAAATGAGTAAAGAAATTGAAATGATAATGGATAATATACTGATATCAGTGCCATTACCAAAAACAGAAAGAGATAGCGGTATCGTTCTATCAGAAGAGCAAGCGCATGAAACAAGAGAAGATGTTATAGGAGATGTAATTTCTGTAGGCCCAACTGTAAAAGAGTTCTCAGTAGGGGATAAAGTTCTTCTACCTCCACATGGTTCTATACCTGTGAGTTATAAAAAGAAGGTATATCACGTATTTAAAGAGTTTATGCTGTTTGCTAAAGTAAAGTAATGAAAACTTTATTTGATTTTAAAGATAGGAAGGTTGTAGTATCTCCTGAAGCTTTACTTATCCCTGAGTTTAAAGAGATATATTCTAGGGATAAATCTAAAGACAAAGCAAAGGCTATACAACAACTTTCTTATGTTTATTTTATTGCAGATTATAAATCTCCTTACGTATCTTCGTTATCTCCTGATGCTCTTAAAAGAGTAGTAGGTAAAGATTTTATGAAAAAAGAAGACTATGAACCTGATAGCAAAGTTTCGGCAGCGATTGACAAATATAAAGAGCTGCAAAGAACACCGTCAATGTTATTACTTGATGCTTCGATACAGACCGTTCATAATCTTACTGACTATCTTCAAAATGTAGACCTTCAGGAAAGAGATAAGAATGATAAACCTATATATAAACCTTCTGATGTAACAAATAGCCTTAAAAGTATAGGAGGTATTGTAGAATCTCTAAATAAAGTACGTGAAAACGTAGAAAAAGAGATTACTGCAACAGCTCAGCTTAGAGGCCAAAGAAGGAAGGGAAATAGAGAAGATCCTAGATAAGATGGGAAAGAGTAAAGTTTGGAAAAAGTATAAGAATGTTTCTGGAAGTAATTTTAAAGATTTCTGGGAAGATCTTAATGATTCTGCAAAAGAAGAATGGCATAATGAACATGAAAGAAGAAGAGCTTCAAATAGAAGTAAAAGAACCTCAGATGAAAAAGAAAAGAATGAAGTTAGTAGTTCTAAGGATAAGTAGTCAAGAAGATTCTACTAGTGGTATTCTTATGGAAGAAGATGAGCAAGGAAAATGGAAATTTCTGTGCTATACTCTTGAAGACGAATATCGTAAAAATAAAATAAACGGAGAAACAAGAGTACCTGCAGGTTCATATCCTGTTGTACTTAGAAAAGAAGGAGGATTTAATGAAAGATATTCTAAAAAGTTTCCTGATATGCATATTGGTATGCTTCATATCATCAATGTTCCTAATTTTGAATATATTCTCATCCATATTGGTAACACTGACGAAGACACTGCTGGATGTTTGCTTGTCGGCAATTCGCAAGAAAGTAATATTGTTCAAAAAAATGGATTCGTTGGAAGCTCAACGAATGCGTATAAAAGTATTTACCCTCCAATTTCAAAAGCGATTGAAGAAGGACAAGAAGTAACTATAGAATATAGGAATATAGGATAATGAGAACATCATCTGAAAAGAGTGTAATACCAAAAACAAAAAGAAAAGGTATACACTCTAAAAATAAAACGTCTAACAGAAAAAGCTCTAAGCTGTATAGAAAAAAGTATCGTGGACAGGGAAGATAATAGCATGGAATCAGAGTTTTATGAGGATAACGAAGAAATCCTACATGAAGCTATGAACAATGCTTATCTTCTTATTATTGGGGAACTTACTTATGAAGAGCTTATAGATGTGGGAAGTGAACTTTGGTTACCATCAGGCTTTGATGAACAACTATCTATAGACACTGTAATAAAATATTTTGAATCTATAGAAGATTACGAAAAATGCAGTGATATGTTAAAAGTTAAAAAGGCCATTAAAGAATCTGGTTCAAAAGATGCACTGAAAGATGTTTATAATAAAATTCAATGGGGAAATTAATAACTGCGTTACCCTGGCAAGAAGTAGATACTGAAAAAGAGAATCCTGTAAGACATACAGGCCAGCAATACTTGAAGTTTATTACTACTGAGCAGTTCAGTGAAGCTTCAAGGCACTTTTTACAACATAAATGCTACACATTTGCTCCAGAGGGAACGTCAGAATATATAGAGTTCTGGGATGAAGAAGAGCGTAGATGTAAAGAAGGTTATACTGTAGGAGGTGTAAGAATAACTGGAGAACACTATGCATATCTTAACTATGGTAGAATACTAGCTACTGTAGAAGAAGGGAAAAGACAAAGAAAAATAGATACTTTCCCTAAGTTCCTTGATATGGACTATTACTGGTACCACGAACTTGAACAAGCAGAGCTTGCAGGCGAAGGTATGATAGTCGTAAAGGCAAGACGTAAAGGATTCTCCTACAAGAATGCCTTTGGTATGGTATGGAAATATAACTGGTTTCCACACTCTATATCTATTCTTGCAGCATTTGAAAAGACATTCTGGGCCAATACTATGGAGATGGCTAAGAATATGATAAACTTTATCAATGAGAATACAGACTTTTCTAAAGGATTCTTGCACGATAGACAAGATGCTATAAAGTCTGGTTACATAGAAAAAGATCCTATATCTGGAATATCTATACAAAAAGGATACAGATCTGAAATACTAGCACTTAGTTTCAAGGATAGTCCACAAAAATCAGTAGGACGTACAGCAGAACGTATGCTATTTGAGGAAGCAGGTGACTGGCCTGGACTTATGCAGGCATATCAGCGTTCTTACCCTCTATTCAAAGATGGTAACATTATGATCGGTATTCCTATTCTGTATGGTACAGGAGGTAACAGTAAAAACGGAACCAATGCAGACTTTGAAGCTATGTTCTATAACCCAAGTGCTTATGGGCTAAGGAGTTATGAGAATATATATGACGAGAATGCTGTAGGAGAAGCTGGATGGTTTGTAGATGATGCATGGTATAGAGAGCCATTTGTAGATAAAGCAGGAAATGCACTTAGAGAAGAAGCCATAAATGATATGGATCTTGAGAGAGAAGAAAAGAAAAAAGCAGATCCTAAAGCTTACAATATGATGGTTACTCAGCATCCTCATACACCAAAAGAGGCATTCTTGCGTAACGAAGGTTCTGTATTTCCTGCTATTGAACTATATAATGTACTTGCTAAGCTTAAATCTGATGATAGATATAAAAAGCTTGGTAATAACGGAGAACTATATGAAGAAGAAGGCGAAGTAAGATTCAAACCTGATCTTAATATGAAACTCTTTCCTATAAATAGCTACCCACATAAGTCTACAGATCCTCAAGAAGGTTGTGTTGTTGTGTATCAACATCCTCCAGAAAAGATACCTTATGGACTGTATAAGATAGGACTTGACCCTGTGGCTTTTGATAAATCAGGCAGCAAATCTTTGAATGCTGCGTATGTATATAAATCACTACAAAGTTTTGAACATGGATATGATGAAATCGTTGCGGAATATGTTGGAAGACCTGACAACATCGAAATTTATAACAGGAATCTTGAATTACTTTCGGAGTACTTCGGAGGAGCAGAAATCATGTTCGAGAACGACAGAGGTGAAGTGCTGTCGTACTTCAAAAGACGTGGAAAAATGCATTTGCTCGCAAACCAACCAGATAACGTCATCTCAAAAGTAATACAGAACTCCTCAGTATCTCGTATTAAAGGATGTCACATGAATGAACGTATGAAAGATGCGGGAGAAAAGTTTATTTTAAGGTGGTTATGGACTGAAAGAGGTACCCGTGAAGATGGGAGTAAGATATACAATATGGATCTTATACCTAGCCCAGGACTTATAGAAGAACTTATACTATATTTTAGAGGAGGAAACTTCGATAGAGTAATGGCTTTCATGCAATTAATGTTTTCTATTGAAGAAACTTATGAAGAAGAAGTAGATAAAGAGCCATATATAAATCCAAATATTTCATACCTATTAGATAATATGTCTGGAATGTTTAAGAAAAGATAGTTATAATAACTACTTTTGTTATTTAATGAAAAGTTTTTAATATGGCATCTTACACCTTTCCGCAACAAAAACTCTCTTCATCTAAAAAAAGAGCCAACAAATTCCAGTGGGCAAAGGACGTTCTAGACGAAATAGACAGAGACAATCAATTTGGGATCTCTGGCAGAAGCTCTTCAGAGCAAAAAGCAGTAAACTACGATCTATTTAACGGAGTACTTGACGAATCAGATTTTGAGTACGTTTGCAAACCTTATGGTAATAATGTAATGGGAGAAATGCCTGCAGAGCTTAGGCATTATGATATTATATCCCCTAAACTACGAGTTCTTTTTGGAGAAGAGATAAAAAGACCTTTTAACTTCAAAGCTATAGCTACTAATTCAGAAGCTATTACTGAAAAAGAAAGGGAAAAGAAAAGATTGCTAGATCAATATATTCAGCAAGAAATTCAGTTAAAGATCCAAAAAGCTATGATGGAAGCAGGTATATCTCCTGATGGGATGCCTGGTGATTCTCAAGATCCTGAAGCTGTTCAACAAATGCAACAGCAGATCCAACAGATACAGCAAGCAATGACTCCTCCTGAGATTGAAGAGTACATGTCTAGAGATTATCAAGCCAATATTGAAATAATGGCTAATCAGATCCTTATGTATCTTAAAAAGAAAGAAAGGATCAGAGATAAGTTCAATAAAGGATGGAAGCATGCTCTTATTGCAGGTGAAGAAGTTTATTGGACAGGGATTGTAAACGGAGAACCTGAAGTACGAGTAATTAATCCTTTGTATTTTGAATACGATAAAGATCCTGATATAGATAATATACAAGACGCTCAATGGGCTAAGTATATTATGAGGATGACTCCAGGTTCTGTTATAGATACTTTTGGAGAATATATGACAGCTACAGAAATAGATAGTCTGTACTCAGACACTACCGTATCTGGAACTTCCCACCCCCTTGGATCTCCAGAATTTAATTACGATTATGATCAGGATGTATTTTCTGGTGCTCCTGGATTTGATGCTACATCTTTTAATAACGGTACAGGTGATGATTCTTATATCAGAGTTGTACACGCAGAATGGAAATCTCTTAGAAAGATAGGCTTTCTTACATTCTTAGATCCAGAAACATTCCAAGAACAGGAAATGATTGTAGATGAAACCTACAAAATGAATCCTGAAGCAGGCGATGTAAATCTTAGATGGGAATGGATTCCTGAAATATGGGAAGGAACTAAAATAGGGAACGATGTATATGTTAATATGCGTCCTAAGCCTAATCAATTCAGAGATATAGATAACCTATATACAGCAAAACTAGGATATGTAGGTGTTGCTTACAATAATCTTAATGCTCAGTCTATTTCTATGATAGACAGAATGAAGCCATACCAATACCTTTATAACATTATGATGTATAGGCTAGAGATGGATCTTGCATCAGATAAGGGTAAAAAATTCCTTGCAGATATCAGTCAGATCCCTAGTTCTATGGGACTGGACATGGAAAAATGGTTGTACTATTTTGATGCTCTTGGAATTGCTTTCGTTAATCCTAACGAAGAAGGAAACAGAAATAAACAATCTAACTTTAATCAATGGCAATCTATTGATCTTTCTATGGGTCAGACTATTAGCCAGAAAGTACAACTACTTGAATATCTAGAAACTCAATGCGGAGAAGTATCAGGTGTTACTAAGCAAAGAGAAGGTCAAGTAGGACCTAATGAGCTTGTAGGTAATACACAATCTGCTGTAGCTCAATCTTCTTACATTACAGAAGAATGGTTCTATCAACATAACACTATCAAAGGTTATGTACTAGAAGCTCTTATAGATGTAGCAAAAGTTGCATGGGGAGACGGTAAAGCTAAAAAGTTGCAATATATCCTAGACGATATGACAATTAAAATGCTGACTATAGATCCTGTTGAACTACCTAATTCTTCTTTTGGTGTATTTGTATCAGATTCTGCTAAAGATCAAGAGTTGTTCTTGTCAATGAGACAACTAGCACATGCGGCACTACAAAATCAACAAGCTGAGCTTTCTGATGTTATTAAGATGTTTTCAACTGATTCTACTGCTGAGATCAAAACTCTTCTCGAAACTGCCGAAAAGGAAAGAAGAGAAAGAGAGATGGAAATGCAACAACAACAGCAACAAGCTCAACAACAGCAAATGCAAATGCAACAACAAGCTGCAATGCAGGTTGAGGCACAAAAAGCAGAGCTTGAAAAAGCTAAGCTTGAGCTTGAAAAATATAAGACAGATGCCAACAACGAAACTAAACTTGCTGTGGCAGAAATCAATTCATTCAGAAATCAAATGGATCAGGACATTAACGACAACGGTGTTCCTGATCAACTTGAAATTGAAAAGCTCAAAGTCGAAGTTGCGAATGAAGATAAAAAAGCGTCAATTGAAAACCGAAAGCTTGATATCAAAGAAAAAGAACTTGCAATGAAAGATAAGCAGGA